CCGCGGCGGGACCACGCAAACCCCCGGCCACCTTGCCGACCTCGCCGAGCGTGTAGTCGATCCCCTGCGGTGACCACGCCCACGCCTGCGACGCGCCAGCGCCGCGCGGGGCGAACGCCGGGTAAGCGCCGCCGTAATGCAGCTGGTTCGCGCCGAACGACGTGCCGTTGTCGCCGATCCCGCCGCCGAGTCCTTCCTGCCGCGCGACCGCGAGCTCCGCCGCCGCATCTATCGGCGCGCGGGGATGCGCGCGGTTGTAGCGGGCGACGCCCGCCTGCACTTTGCCAACCCGCGGGTTCCGTGCCATACTTCCCACCGCCCCGATGAAAGTTCTCCGAGCTCTCGACGTCGCGACCGACCAGATCGGCCTAGCGCTGCTCCTGATCTACGCGGCGATCACCGTCGCGGCCCTCGCCGCCGTCGTCGTGCTGTCCCTCGCCACCGGAACATGGTGGGGGCTCGCCGCTCTCGCGCTGCCGGCGTTCTGGTTGCTCGTCTGGTCTGACCGCTAGCGGCCCGACAGTTCCCGCTTCGCGGCCTTGTGGGCTGCCGTCTTGTTCAGCCGCCGTGGCAACCCCGGCCCGACAAGTGTGCGCGCGAGAACGTTCAGCGGTGTCTTGTGGAACATACGGGCCGACTGATCCTGGTTCCGCTGACGCAGCGCCGTGACGATCTGCGCCTCCGGCGTCGGCGAGAACAACGACGACGCCGCCGCGCCGTACGGCCGGTTCGTCGGCTGCCCGTACTGGTCGAGTCCGAACGCAAGGTTCGCGCCGGCCGACGCGACCGGGTTCAGGAACCCCGACAGCTGGCCGGGATGCACCGCCGCCTCCGCCACCTCCGCCGGCGTCACGAACGGCGAGAACGTCGAGAAGTCAGCGACGAGCGGCGTGTTGCCGTGCTCCCGCAGCTGGAACACCCCTTGCTCATAGGATGGGAGATCGCCGACCTCGCGCTGCTGCCGCTCACGTCCGCGCTGCCCCAACGTCGCGAGCGCCGCCGTCTTGTACGGATGCTCGCTGAACGTGTTCGCGGCGAAACCGGCGGTGCCTCTGATCCACGGGTAGAACCAGACCGCACGTGAAATGAACCTCCGCTCGAAATCGCCGAGCCGGTCGTAGGCGATCGCCTCACGGTTCGCCCGTTTCGCGACCGCCGCCAACCGTGCCTGCTCACCCTTCGGCAACCCCTCCGGGTGAAGCATGTGCACGAGCATCGTGCGAAACTCGTCAGGGGTGCGGTAGCCGGACCGACGCGCCTCATACGCGAGGCTGTTGAACCGGAACGGCGCGTCGATGTGTTTCGCCCACCAATGCGCGCCGACCGTCGCGACCTTCGCGACCGCGTTCGACCCTTCGTGCGGCATCGCGTCGAAACCATGCTGACCCGCAGCGGCGAACGACCGCAACCGCTCCTCGTGCGACAGCTGCTTCCACAACGTCACACTCTTGGCGAGCTCGCCCGGCGACGCCGACCCCTGAATGATGTTCGCCGACGCGTTCGTCAACGCGCGCGTGCCGAGGTGGCCGATCTTGAAGTAGACCGTCGCCGCCGTCACCGCCGAGTTGACGCTGTCCACCTTCGTCGCGATCCGTCCGCGCGGCCCGGACGGCACCCTCGCCAGGTCGCCGAGAATGTTCCGGTCAACCCATCGGTAGCCGGCCGGCGCCGGCGCCCCGATCTGCTGCGCCTTGTCGAGCGCGAACCGATCGTGCAACCCCGGGATGACCCGGGCCATGTAGTCGCGAAACGCAACCTCGTGGCCGGCGAGCTCATCCGTTGTGATCGTCGCCCGGCCGAGCGCCTGGTCGATCGACGGCGGAATCTTCGCGGGGTTCGTCACCTCCGGGTCCAACACGAGCACGTCGCGGGAGCTCCGCCGTGTCTCCGACCCCGTCTTGTAGACGTCGGAGCGGAACCGGGTGGTGTTGACGTACCGGTACGCGGCCCGCATGTGCGCGGCGACGAGCCCGGCCGTGTTGTTCGGCACCATCCCATGCTCGAGCCCGTGCCCCGTGAACGTCTTGCGGTTGATGAACGGCTTCACCTTCCCGAGCACCGGCGACGCCGCCCCGGCCATCGCCGTGCGCGGCGCCTTCGGCTCAACCACCCGATAGGAGACGTAGCCGCGGCCCGGCCGTGGCGCCTGCGGCCCGACGATCCCCGTCGGCTCCACACGCCGCGCCGCCGCCTTCTCCATCGACTCGAGCCGGTCGCGCGCAACCGACAGGGCGCCACCCAAGCGCTCCGCCCGCGCCGAACCGGCCGGCGACAGGATGCGGCCCTTCATCACGACCTTGCCCGACGGCAAAGGCCGCTCCAACGGATGAACCGCCTTCTCACGCACGACCCGCTTCGACCCCTTCACCGTCCCGAGCGGCGGCCGCTCCGGGTTGCGGCCCGTCCGCAGGTACGCGCGCGCCGCGGCCGCTTCCGCGCGCGCGAGCGGTACGCTTGGGTCATCCGGCAGATGGTGTGCCGCTAGGTGCGTCTCCTGAATCTCGAGCGCGCGGCGTGCCGCCGCCTCGTCCTTGAAGTGAAACTCCGGCCCGGTGAGTGCCGCCTCCTCGTGCGCGCCGATCGCCGTACGGAGCTCGTCCCGCTCGCGCGACAGCTTGAGGAACGCCTGCGCCGCCGGCATATCCTTGTGCTTCTCGGCGATGCGGTGCGCCTCGTTCTCCGCCTCGAGCCGCTTCTGCTCCGACACGTTCTTCTCGAGCCGCTGCACCTTGTAGTTGCCGCCCGCCCCCGACAGCTTGCCGCCGCGGGTGCGCCCCGATTGCTGGCGACGGTACTTGCCGCGCGACTGGTTGATTTCGCGTTGCGTCGCCTGCTCCGCCGGCGTCAGCTTCTTCTCGTAGATGTTCGACAGGAACTCCTCGTACTTCGCGTCGAGCTTGTCGAGCCGAGCCTGCGCCTCCTTGACCGTCCGCGGCCGGGTCGCCGCGCCCGCCTCGGTGACCGCCGGCAGCTTCTCCGCCGCCTTGAGCAGCCGCATCTGGTCAGGGTCGAAATGCCCCTCTTGCGCCTTCGCGGTCGCGCGCTCGTGCAGCTGCGCCAGCCGTTCGACGGTTGAGCGCTGACGGACCAGCCCGGGTGACGGCTCGCCGAGCCTCGCCGGTGTCGGGTTGACGTACTTCGCGCCGGCGCGGATGCGGCCCGGCGCGGACGCGCGCGTCTTGAGTCCTTCCTCGGTCATCAGCCCGTAGTCGGCGGCGATCTTGTCGACTTCGCGCTGGCCTTTCGCGATCCGCCTGTCGAGCTCCGCGAGGTTCGGGTAGCGCTCCGAGTCGACCACGACGCGGCCGGTCGGGTGCATCTTCACGAGCCCGAGCTCGCCGACCTTCGCGTACCGCTTCGCCATCGCGAGGTTCTTCCGCGGGTTGACCCCGGCGCGTGCCTGCGCGGTGTGGAACCGGACGGCTTCCTCCGCCGTCGACTGTTCCGACGTCAGCCTGAGCGCGTCCTGTGCCGTTCTCCGCGGAATCTTGTTGTCTTTCCGCACCCTGCGCGCCGACGACTCGACCATGCTCGCCGGCACCTCTTGGAGCCGGATGCGCGCCCGGTTCGTCTCCTGCATCGCGTGGCCGGCGCGGCGTTGGCCGTACCCGGCGAGCCTGGACTCCGGCCGTTTGTCGAGCGCCCGCTGCACCGCCGTGTCGTGGACGTGTTGCGCGCCGCGGACGATGACGCCGCGCGACGGATGCAACGGAACGTCCTCGCCGCTGATACGGAGGTTCCTCGGCGGCGGCTCGAACGGCCTGGTGAGCGCGCCGAGCTCTCCGGTGCGCGCCACGTTCGCGGCGCGGCCGGCGGCCGACGCGACAGGCAACAGCGTGGTCGCGGTGATGAACGGGTCGCGCAAAGGGTGTTTGACCGATTCGACGGTCTGTTTCTTGAGCCCGTGGACGAGCGCGGCGCCCTCTTTGCCGGCTTTCGTGTTGCCGACGTAGTTCGGGTCTTTCTTGCCGTGCACCCACGGATGCCGGGCGGTCTGCGCGAGCATTTTCGCTTCGACGGTCGTGAGTTCCACGACGCCGCCGGGGATGCTCTTGACGTCGTGGGCTGCACGGCCGACCTTGTCAGCGGTGAAGTGCGCCGCCCGGCCGAGGAATCCGCGGTGGTGCTTCTGCTTGCCGCCCGACTGTGCGTACACCGAGCCGGTGCCGCCGCCGGGGTTCTGCGCGTAGACCGAACCCGCACCGTGGGCACCGCCGCCGCGCGGCGTGTGCGCGTAGACGCTCATTTACCCACCCGGCTTGTAGTTGGGATTCGGGAGGGCACCCTTCGGGTTGAAGTTCGTCCCGTAGGCCCGGTTGATCGCCGGGACCGCGATCGCGTCGGGGATGCCCTCCTGCCGCATTTCGCGGAGCGCGGCGGCGGCGCTGATCTTCGGATGATCCTTGCCCGCCTTGTCCGTGAACCCGGTGAACGCGTTGTCGGCGATCAGCCCTGCGGTCGCCTTGACCTTCTGCAACTGCACCGGCGTCATCTTCGCCTGCTTCGCAGCCCTCACCGCACGCGCGGCGGCGGCCCGCTGATTTGTCGCCCGGATACGCGCCTGGTTGCGCTGGTTCTCGTTCGCCTGCCGCTGCTGCTGACGCTGGTTCTCGTTCTGCTGCGTGAACGTCGCCCGCTGGTTCAACCCGGACTGCGACAGGTTCGCCCGCTGGTTCTGCGCGTTCTCGCGCTGCGCCTGCCGGGCGTCCTCCTCCTTCTGCGTCGCGACGAACTTGTCCCAATCCTGCTGCGCCTTCGCCGTGTCTGTTTCCGTCGCCATCTTCGCGAGCAACAGCTTCTCGCGGTTCGTGACGTTGAACTCGCGGCGGGCCTCGGAGCTCCGCGCCTGGTCGCTTTGCAGGCCGGCGTTGTAGCGGCGTGTGCTCTCGCTCTGCTGCTGCTGGAACTGCTGCTGCTGCTGCTGCCGGTCGGCGAGGTGTGTCGTCAGGCTCGTGCGGGCGTCGGCGAGGTCGGCTGTCCGCTGGTCGTTCGCGGTGCGGAACTGCTGCACGATGCCGGGAAGCTGGTTCAGAATGTCTTGCGTCCCTGACGCGAGCTCGCCGCCGAGTTGCCCCTGGAACTGGCCGAGCGTCTGCAATCCGCCCTGCTCCGCGAGCCCCGGCAGCTTCGCCGCGTACTGCTGCGCCTGGGCGCCCTGCGAAATCAGGTCGGACAGCGAGGCGGAGCCTTTCCCGTACAGCGCGTTCGACGCGCCGGTGCCCGTCTGGGCGGCTGCTGCTGCTGCTGCGGCCACGGCAGGGTCGGAGCCGTTCCCGATCCCGGCGAGCCTCGAGGACAGCCCTGCGGCCTGCTCCTGCCCGCCTCCCTGTAGCTTCGCGGCGAGCGCCGCGTCCGACGCGGCCTGCGACTGTTGCGCCTGCCCGAAGATGTTCGCGGCGGACCCGGCGTACTGGCCGAGGTCCTGCGCGATCTGCGACGTGGAACCCCGGATCGCCTCCGACCCGGCGGCCGCCCGTGCGTTGATCTGGGCGGCGAGTTGCGCGACGAGGGGGTCGAGCATCCCGTGGGCCTGCGCGGTTATGTCGGCGTCCGACCGGGGTTGCGGGTAGCCGGCGAGGAGCGCCTCGATCGACGTGCCGCCGTACGGCTGCTGCGGCGCGACCGGCGGCACGCCCGGCGGCCCGCCCGGGTGGCGGCCCGGCGGGAGGTCGGGGATGCCGGGCGGCGGCCTGCGCTGCGGCGCCGTCGGTGCGGCGCCGTACGGGCCGGGCCGGTCGTTCGGCCGGGGCTTCCGTACGGGGGCGGCGGGAGGATGGATTCCGAATCCGCCCGGCCGGTTGTCGGGCCGAAGCTGTGTGGTGGGGCGGTATTTGGGCATCAGAAGAAGTACCTCGGATCGTTTTTGCGGCCGAGCAGCTGGTAGATGAGCGGGTTGTTCGTCGCGCCTACCGGGAGCGGAAGTGCCGGAGGCGGCGGCGGCGGAGCGACGGCGTCAGGTTCGGTTGTTACGTCCGGCGGAGGTGCTACGTCCGGCGGAGGGGCGTACTGCTGCGCGAGTTGCGCGTTCGCCAACGCCACCTGTAGCGCCTGCGCCTGCGCCGACTGTTTCGCCGCAATGTCACGCTGGTCGGCCGCCGACAAAGCGGCGGCGAGCCCCTGGTCGATTCCACCCAAGAGCTTCTGTTCCTGCCCGAGCGCGCCGGCGTTCTGACCCTGATAGTCGCGGGTGAGTTCGCCCTGCTGCTTGATGCGCGCGCCGCCGTAAAACAGGTTTTGGCTGTTCAGGCTCTCATCGAGCCCCGCCTGCCCCTGCTGGTACTGGTGCAGCAGACTCGCGAGGACCGAGAACGGGTTCTGGGCGGCCGCCTGCGCCGTGTTCGGGTCGCCGATCTGGTTCGCCAACCCCGCGTCGCCGTAGTCGATCGCGAGTTGCTTCTTCGCCGACAGCGCCGACGATTGCGCGTTCGCGCGGTCCTGCACCCCGATCGCCTGGATCTGTTGCAGGATCGGGTCGGTGTTGTAGTCGTAGCTGATGTGCGGCGGCGCCGGCGCGGCTTGCGGAGACGGAGACGCCGCGGCGGGCGGCGGCGGGGGCGCCGCGGCGGGCGGAGGGTTCGGGCCGGGAAGCGTCGCCGGCGGCGCCGGTGTCGGCTCGTCGGGCGAGTAGCGCATCGCTTGCGGCGACAGGCTGCCCGCCAGCGACGGGAACGGCTGCCGCCTCGGCGGAGTCGTTCCGGTGCCGAACGTTGAGCCTCCCGGGTCAGACCTCATCGCTTCTTCTCCTTCTCATCTTTCTGTTCCTTCTCGCGCTGCGCGAGCTCCTCGTCGGTGAACGGAAGCAGCGCCTCGAACGGGCGGCCGTTGACGTCGAGCACATGGCAGTTGATGACGTACTTCTGCGGCCGGTCCATCAGCCCCACCCGTACAGCGTCACGCGGCTACCTGCGACGAGGTTCTGCGACTGTGCGGTGAACGTCAGCCGGTTGATCGCGGCGGTGGAGTTCCAGTGTCCGCCGACCCGCCCCGTGAATAGCTGGCCGGTGGCGGCTTGGGCTTTGTGGTCGAACGTGATCGCCACGGTCTTGTTGAACGTCGTGCCGGTGTAGTTCAAGATGTACGCGAAGCCATTCGCGGCCGAGCCTGCAACAGCGGTCAGGCCGGGGATCGCGATGGCGAGCGGCGTGGCGCCGAACCCCTCTCCCGCCAGCGTTGACGAGCCGAACGACTCGAGAAGCTGGTAGTCGTAGTGGGCGGCGCCGTCGTTGTTGATTTTGAGCGTAGCGCTCACAACGTCGGCGGGCGCGTCGCCGCGGAGTTGCCAGCGGACGAGCAGGTGTGAGTAGGTCTGCGGAATGTTCTGAATGTCGATCGCCGCGGCGCCCACGCTCAAGGAGGTGTCGGCCAGGGCGGGCAGGCCAGAGAATGCGAAGTCGGCGCCGCTGCTGACGATCATTTGGCCGGCGGCGCCGGCGCCGAGCGAGGTGAGCAGAGCGTTCGCCGCCGTCTGAATGGCGGCGAAGTTGTTGCGGTGGTCGCTGGACAGACGCGGGCCGCCGTCGGGGATCGTGCCGAGCGCCAACGAGGTAAGCGTCATCGGTACCCCCTAGATGCCGTAGACGGTGACGCGGGTTCCGACGTCGAAGAAGCCGGCGGCGGGCAGTAGCGTTATCCGGTTGACGGCTGCTGTGTTGCGCCAGTGTCCGCCGGAACGCCCGACGGTGACGTTGCCGGACACGGTGCTGATCTTGTAGTGGAAGTCAATGTCGGCGATCTTGTTGAACGTCGTGCTGGCGTAGTCCGGCAGGCTGATGACGCTGATGCCGGTGAGTCCTGCGGCGGCGTTGGCCGCCGCGATCACGCCGGCGACGATCGAGGTCTGCGCGAACGCTTCCGCGGCAGTAGCCACGGCAGCCGCCGCGGAACATAGTTGCCAGTCGTAGTTCGCGGCGCTGTCGTTGTTGAGTCTGAGCAGAAGGTTCGTTGATGGGCTTGAGACGTTGCCGCGCGCCTGACACATGACCATCAGATGCTTGAACGTCGCCGGGATGCCCAGGACGTCAATCGTCGCGGCTGCCGCCGCCACCGTGGTGTCGAAGATCGTCGGGTAGCCGCGCCACGTCAGCACGGAGCCGTTCCCGGTGAGTATCTGTCCTACGGTGCCGCCGCCGAGAGTCGTGACGAGGCTGTTGTGGAACGTCTGGATCGCCGCGTAGTCGGAGCGCGGGTCGTCGGCGCGGAGCAGCGAGTTGTCGGCGGGCGTTGTCAGCGCGAGCGGCTGCGGAAGCGATGGCATCGGTCAGTCCGTCCCGTAGAGGGTGCAGCGCGTCCCGGCCTTGAAGTTGCCGCCGGACGTCAAGATCAGCGTGATCCGGTTGACCGCCGCCGCGCTCCGCCAGAACCCGCCGATCCGGTCGGTCTGCAACGTCCCGGTCGTCGTGCCCGTCTTGCAACTGCTGATCGTGGAAGTGACCTTGTGGAACGTGACGCCCTGCGCGTCGTTGATAGTCACGACCGAACTGCCGTCGGCGCCGGCGGGGGCGGTGTTGCCTGCCACGCTGCCGATGTACGCGAACGTCTGCGCGAACGCCTCCTGCCCGACAACCACGGCGGCGCCGCCCCGGAGAATCTCGTAGTCGTAGTTCGCGCCGGTGTCGTTGTTGAACCGCAACCCCACAGAGTCGGTGATCGCCGCCGCCGACGAACGGCCTTGCACGACCAGCCGCAGATGCCGGAACGCCGGGATGCTCGTTATGTCGATCGTCGCTGCGTCGCCGCCCAACATGGAATCGAAGATCGCCGGCTGCCCACCCCACGTGAGCGTTTGGCCGACGCCGCCGACCGCCTGCCCCGCGGCGCCGCCGGCGAGGACCGCCAGCAGCGCGTTCATTTCGGTTTGAACAGCCGCAAAGTTGTTGCGGAGGTCGGACGCCACGATCAGAGAGTTGGTTCCGATCGAACCCAACGCCAACGCGGAAGGAAGCGACGGCATCCGAACCCCCTTCTACGCGAGGAACATCGGTACGTACTCAACCTCGAACCCGTATACGGCGAAGAACCCGACGGTCGGGCTGACGCCTCCGAGGATCGCCTGCCCCGCCGCGACCGTGCTCGAGCTCCCCGTGAACTTCAACGAGAACTGCCGGCAGGTGCCGAGCGAGAAGATCGGTTGGGTGTTCTGCGCCGTCGGGATCGAGTAGAAGCCGCCGTCGTCCCAATGCAGCCCGGCGTCGTAGAACGCGTTGCCGGTGCCGGTCAGGTCGAACGTCTGACTGTCGCCGCCGCCTAGCTGGAAGTCATGAAGCACCGTCAGCGTGCCGGAGCCGCGGCCGTGCAACCGCAGCTGCCACAAAGCGGCGAGGAAGCCGCCGTTCGGCTCGAACCATCGTGTCTGGAACCGCCAGCTGATCGCGGCGCCGTCGTCGGTGCCGCCGGAGTCCATCTGGTACACCTGCCCGGTCACCGTCGGGGAGCCGGCGTACACAACGTCGGTGGTCCCCTGGGACGTCGCGTAGCACGACGCGGCGTTCGAGTGCGGCGCCAACCAGCCCTGGTCGGGGTGGTACTCCAACGCGAGGTCGTTCGCGGTCGAGGCGCCGTGGCAGAGCGAGAACAGCGCCCGGTTCTTCTTCCGGCCGGCGCAGAACAGGTCGAGCTTCGTAAGGTTGATCTGGGCGGGGTCCCACAACGGCAGGAACCGGTCGGACACGTTCCGCATCCCGATCTGCCCCATCTGCCACTCGTGGATGCCGCGCCGCGACAGCGTCAGCACCTTCGCGCCGATCGGCACGACCGACAGCGCCGACGCCGCACCGGTGGTCGCGTCGATCACCTCATAGGCGCCGGTCGCCGGGTCGAAGATGCGGTACGTCGACTCCTGCTTGCACGCGATCAGACCGGAGCGTCCGAGGACGTCGATCCCCGGCGCGATCTTCAACGCGACGATCTGCTCGTTGTCTTTCGTGCGAATCTCGTTGAAGTCGGTGGCGGAGTAGTTCGTCGGGTCACCCGCGACCGACCATGTGACGCGCGCCTTGTTCGTCGGGTCGCCGGCCGACCACAGCTTGTTCTGCCACACCTCGAGGCAGTTCCCCTTCGGCGCGTCCACGTCGGCGACGACGGTGAACGTCACACCGTCGGTTGACGTGAACAGACCGTCGACCGGATGGATGACACACAGCTTGCCGGCGAAGTCGGCGAACCCGACACGGGCCGACGTGGAGAACGTCTTGTTCGCGACCGTCGACGTGCCCTTGTAAAGCGACGCGCCAGCCTGCACGATCAACGCGCCGGCGGTGGTCGACCACCATTCGTTCTGCACGACGCCGCCGCCGTACGCCGAGCCGTTGAACTTCGCCATCCCCAACCGTTCGACGGCGCCGCCGCGCTCGTCATAGCTGATGTTCAGCGAGTCGAGCACCTCGTCCGGGGCGAGCTCCGAGGCGGCGTCGCGGACGTTCGGGCCGCCGGCGAAGTTCCGTTCCGACTGGCCGCGCAGCCAAATCCGCATCCGTGACGGCATGGGCGCCTCCTAGCAGGGACGGTACGCGGGAGACTGCTCGCGGCCGGACCGCACCGCCGTCAGGTAGTTGTTGCGGAGCGACTGGATCGCCGCCTGAAAGTCGCCCTCGAAATCGGCGGTGAAGTTCGGGACCGGGATCAGCTTGAACCCTTCCGCCTTCGCGCCGTGGACGAGCGCCAGGTCGTACCCGTCGGGCAGGCCGGTCGAGTCGCCGTCCGCGGACAGCACCGGCTTCGACCGCTCGTACTCCAAGATGTAAGCGCTCGAGGTTTCCGATGACTTCGGGCCGACGAGCATCGTGGAGCCGCGCACCGTGAACGCCTCCGGCAGCCCCGACGTGCTCGTTTGCAGGTTCGCGTTGTAGGCGTCCTGAAACGCGCGCGGCGAACGGTACGCCGTCAGCTGGTTGCCCCGCGTGTTGTAGAGCGCGTTCGCGACCTGAAAGTCGGCGGGCAACCCGGAGACGGTTTGCGAGCCGGCGGTGACGGTGACGGTCGCGGACGCCTGCCGAAACGTCCAGTCCTCAAGGTCCCAAATGAACGCGTGCCGCATCTGAATCCACAGCTTCGCGCTCGCGCGTTTCGCTTCGGAGAACGCGTCGGCGAGGACGGCGTCCTGAATGTCTTTGAACGTCATGGGCGCAGATCAGGGTTCGGTGTTTTCGCGCGCACACGATCACGGGCCATCCGCAACGACTGAGAACGCGGCAACGGCGCCATCTTCTTCTCATCGAGCTTCGGCCCGAACTCCTTCACGATCGCCTCGGCGTCACGCATGTAGTCCTTCCGATGCTCCGCCCGCACCCGCCGGTCGACCTCATCGACGTTGCCGGGTGTGCCGCGCGTGTTGCGGTCGTGCTTCTGCACCTCGTCCACGAGGCTCATCGACAGCGGCAACGGCTCCCCGTACCCGTTCTTCCGCCAGCAGACGACGAGCTCGAACGAACCGTCCGGTGCGCGCCGGTTCACTGACCACGCCCACCGCATCGTCTCGGCGTCCATCTGCCGGATGAGCTCGAGCTCCGGGTCATGGTGTTTCAGGGCAGCCGCAACAGCGGACTCGTCAGCGCTGTATTCAGCGACGACGAGCCCGCTTGCGTTACGGCTGTAAACCAGACCCGCCACGTATCAGGTCGCGACGGCCAGGTTGTTCAGGAACACCATGCTGTTGCAGATTTTCGCGCCGAGCTGGACGCGGTCGAGCATGTCCGCTTCCTTGAGCAGCGTCGGCGAGAATCTGCGGTAGACGGCGCCGTCGTCATCGAGCAGCGACGGGCCGGGCTTGTCACCGTAGAGAACGAGGTGGTTCTTCACGATGAGCTTGACCTTGCCCTTCTGCGCCGACGGTTCCTTGATGCACGGGAACGGCTTGTCGGCGACGTCCACGATGATCCCCGGGAACCCCGATTTGATCTGCCCGAACTGCGGGTCGTACCGCACCTGCGCGAACTTCCCGGAGGTGTAGAGGTCGATCGCGGCGGGATCTCCGATCGCGAAGTCCCACACGCCGACGGCGGCACGCCGGCCACGCCGTACGGCGGCCTGGAACATCTGGTCGGACAGAGCCACCGTGGTTGTGTCTCCGTTCCGGCCGTCTGTGCCCTGCCACTGTTGCGTGGTCGCCTTGTCGAGCGTCTCGAACACACCGGTCACGGCTGCGACCTGTTCGATGCCCTGCGCGGCGAGTGTGCCTGCGAGCGCCGGCGTCGTCGCCGAGCCCGGGATGAAGATGCCTTCGAGGGTGGAGAACGTGATGTTGCCGGAGTCGCCGTCGGACGCCTGCGCCGCCGTGTCGAACACGACGGTCTGCGTCGTTGTCGAGTCGACCACCGACGCGATGCGTCTCCGCTTCCCTCCGGTCGTCGGGACCGCCGTTGACTTCGTCGCGACGTCCCACACCGTTCCCGGCAGCAGAATGTCCATGTTCGCCGTACCCGTGAGGGACACGTTGATCGACAGCCCCGGCGACGTTCCCGAGACAATGTCGGACACCTTGCCGGTGCCGTCACCGAGGAACGTGTAGTTCTCGGTGCGGGCCAGCGCCGTGCGCGCCTGGTCGGTGAGTTCCTCCACCGCGGCGGCACCCGAGTTGTCGAACGTGTCGCGCTCGAGGTCCACCGACAGGTTGAACGGCTGGACCATGTCGCAGAGGACGATGTTGACCTGCTGAGACGCGAGAGCCTGCGGACGGTTCCACGTCTGTGTTTCTGTCACCCATCCGCCTGCCGGCAGCTGAGCGAGGACGATCGTGTGTCGAACGTTCTTGCCGGAGAACACCTCGCGGCCTGCGTTCGACGGGGTGATCCGGCCGACGTGCTGCGGATCGCCGACTCCTGAGAGCTCGGCGAGTAGCGGCGCCTCGGTCGGGAACACCTGGACCACCTTCCCCTGCATTTCGTAGAGGAAGGCAGACCATTGGGCTTTCGTGTTGTCGGCCATGCCGTGTTGCCCCTTTCAGGGTTGCGTCGTGCTGGTGAGGGAATCCGGGCGGCGGGAGTCGAACCCGCCGTCCGGGTCAGCGGTCGTTGTTGCCGAAGAAGCGGGCGGTTACCGAACCGCCCTCGCGGTAGTTCGGCATCACGCGCTCCTGCACCCCTTGGGTGTACGTCGACCCGGGCTCACCGGGTGCGCCCGCCAGGGTGGCGAGTTGGTTCGTGTATTGGTCGACGGCCTGCTTGCGGAACCGCAACTCGAACTCGCGCTGCTGCCTCGCCGCCTCCTGCAACGCAGCCTCGGCCGCCTTCGGACCCGGTCCGAAACGCTGCACCATTTCCGGGTGGAGACGGTCGGCGCGGAGCCGCGCCATTTCCTTGTCGAACTCGCCGTCCGTAGCGGCGAGGTCGCCGAGAATGTCCAGCGCTCGTTCCTCGCCCTCGGACAGCTGCGCGTCGTTCTGGAACTCGCGGAACGGCGCCGTCTTGGCCTCGATGTACCGATCGAGGTCCTCGTGGAACGTGTCGGGCCTCTCCCACGGGTCCGGCCGCGGAATGTCGGCGGCGTTCTGCTGCGGCTGGTACACCTGCGCCCGCTGCTGTTCCAACTGAGCGAGGTACGACACCGCGCCTTGCAGCCGCTCCCACTCCTCCTGCGCCGGCGCCCACGGGGCTGCCTCCGGCTCCGGTGCGACGTCGCCGGCCGGCTCCGGCGGCGCCGGCACGAAGCCGGGGTCGCCGCCGTCGTCGGTGTCGAAGTCGAAAACGTGGCGGTCGAGGTGCGAACCGCCGAACGTGTGTTGCAGGGTCATACCGGTCATGCTCCTTTCGCTGCTGCCTTCCTGTCGGCGGCGGCCTGCTTCTCCGCAGCCTCGGCCGCCTCGATGGCGGCTTTCTCGTCGGCGGCGGCCTGCTTCTCCGCCTCCGCAGCCTTCGCCGCGGCTTCCTTCTCCTGCGCCGCCTGGTCCTCGGCTTCCTGCTTCGCGCGGGCCTCGGCCTGGTCTGCGTCATCGAACGCGGACAGGTACAGGCCCGTCGCGATCTGGAACCCCCGCTCGAGACGGGCGACTCTTGCTTCGAGCTCGTTCACGGTGATCCGCTCCTTCCTGGGTTAGGCGCCGGAATAGTTCCCGTGCGCGGCGATGCGGCACGTGGCCGCGGCCTGGTTGCCTGACACTTCGACGCCCGTGGTCGACACGAACGCCTGTAGCTTCAGGTCGGCGTTGTCGGTCGCCCCGAACACGACCCGGTACAGCTGCGCCGCCGGGCCGACACCGTTGACTTCGGCCCAATAGCAGGAGTCGAGCCCGAGAGACTTCAGGGTGAGTGTGTCGCCGCCGGCGGAGTAGGCGCCGGACAGCGCGAGGTCGGCGGTCACGACGACGGACGCACCGACCCCCACGTGCTTCTTTCTCAGCGTGACGGTTACGGTTCCCATTCGTGTGTTCCTTTCGGTGTGTTAGCCGCCGCCGTGACGGTGACGGAACTGGTGAAGCTGCGAGGTGCCTACACCGCTGGCACCGGCGGCGGCGAAGTGCGCGGCGATCCGTCCCGCCGACAGCGCGTTGTAGACGGCGACGTCCTGAATGACTCCGTCCCAGAGTTCGGCGCCGTTGCCGTTCGCGCCTGCGCGCACCGTGTCGACGCTAGTGAGCGCGCCAGTGGTGTGCGTGAGGTTCTGCTGAAACGTTCCGTTGACGTACAGGTCGACCGAGAAGTTCGCGTTCGCGACGAACACGACGTGGTAGATCGTGCCGGTCGACGGGACGAACGTAAAGCTGTAGTCCTTGATCCCGAATGTGGTGAACCGGAAGTGCGATCCCTGCGCGATGCTCGTGACGCCGACGCCCCATCCGCCGCCGGCGATGTGGCCGCACGTCAGGAACCGGCGGGCGGCGGTCGTGAACGTGTCGAGCCTGATCCATGACTCCACGACGAGCGGTAGCTGCTGCGGGATCGAGAAGGTGCCGGCTGCTGCGTTGCCGCCGGTGAAGTCGGCGCCGCGCTGCGTCGGGTCGCTGCCGACAAGCGCCGCCGCCTGAAACGCCACCGAGCCGGAGGAGGTGAGCGTGTTGCTGCCGATCTGGTCGGCGAACGGTGACGCCGCATCGGTCAGACGCCACCACGCCTGCGGGCTGTCCGCGAGAACCTCGCTGGCGTAGCTCACGGAACGTTGATCGTCTGACCGACGCGGGTTTGCGCCTGCGCCGCGGTGTCGAGCGCCTCGCGCGCACGCGCGCCTGCGGCGCGCACATCAGGGATCAGACTTGCCAGCGGCGAGCCGGGTTCCGCGGAGAACGTCCGCTGGTAGAGCTCGTTCGTGTGCTGCGTGTCTGTCGCGGCGAAGTACGACACCGAGATCAGCACGCCGCTCTCGCCGTTCGCGTCGACCGCCTTTACGACCGCCACCCATGCCGCCATGTGTGCCCCCTAGATCAGGTCGATCGAGCCGAGGATCGTGCCGGCCAGCACCTCAACGTAGACACCGCTTGGGTAGAGCGGTGCGCCGTTCGGCATCGAGTACGACTCCGACGCCGACGCGTTCGCCGGAAGCTGCACTTGTATGTACCGGGTGCCGGTCACGCTGCCGTCGCGGAAGTTGACGGTCGCTGCGACGCCGGTGTTCGACAGGTGCCACGACGCGATCCGTTTGCCTTTCCCGACGCCGGTGAGGTCGACGGTGCCGGTGATCGCGAACAGCGCCACAGCCGGTTCAGGTGTTGCGGTACTGGACGACGAAGTTCGCGCGGTAGGTGACGCCGGTGTTCAGCGTCGTCACGAGCCTTGCGCGCGGCACGAACCTCACCTGCGACTGCGCGAGATACGCGGCGGTTGCGCCCACCGTCGTCCTCGCGATCGTCACCGCCGCCGTCTCGTTGTCGGACGGCAACAGGATCAGGTCGAACCAGTTCGCGGACGCGTCGTTCACGGTGCCGGGGTCAAAGGTGCCCTGCGCCTTGAACGACACGGTTGTCCCGACGGCCTCGGCGACGAACTCGACCGCCCATAGGTTGCCGGCGGCGGGGAGCTCGATCCCCTGGTGGTTGTTGTTGCCGGTCGACCCCGGCGGGGCGGCGAACATCTTGAAGATGGCGGCCAATGTGGGCTCCTAGATCAGAGTGAGGATCAGGACGATTTCGTCGTTGTCGAACCGGGCTATCCACTCGTCTATGCGCCGGTAGTCGTCCGGGCCGATCAGCTTGACCGGGCCGCTGACGCCCGGGGTCGGCGGCGGCGGGCCGACGACGACAGCCACGCCGCCGAACGCCCACAGCAGCATGGTTTAGACGGCGGTGAAGTAGCTGACGTTTACCCGCCAGATCGTTTGCAGCTGGATCGGGCAGACGATCGTGGTCGCGGTGTTCGCGACGCTCGATTTCAGCGGTGTCGCCGGGCTGTAGTCGAGCACCGTTACGGCGGTGCCAGCGACGGACGCCAGCTGCTCGGTCGTCCACGCGGGGTTGCCGGGAAGGTTCGTTGAGGTGATGATGTTGCCGGCGCCCGCCGCGATACCGACCACGCTGTAGAGCTTCACGATCTGGATAGCGGTGATGTAGTGGAACAGGCCTGCTCCGGCGGCGGCCAAGGTCGCGGTGACGGCGGTGTTCACTAGGCCGGTTGCGGTGACGTGGAGGGTGGAGGCGCGCTGCTCCGCGACGGCGGGCATGACGGATTGGTCGGACGCGATCGCGACCGGCACCGACGCCGCCATCGCTTTCTGGCCGATCAACGCGGCGGCGCCGTCTGACAACCTGACGAACGCGGGGGTGCCGACGGGCGCGTCGATGGTCAGCGAGCCGGCGTTGTCGTCTACGTGAAAGACGTTCGCGGCTCCCGACACGACACCGAGCAGGCGGGCCGCGCGGTCGGTCACGTCCGGCGCCTGCGTCGCCATCGAGACTGGCACCGCGCTCGCGCGGAGTTGCGTGTCGGTGAGCGGACCTGAGACAGGCTGCGTCGCTTGGAAGAACGCGCCCGACACCGGGATCGCCGACTGGTCCGACGCCACGACGACGGGCAGAGAGTTCGCCATGACCTTCTGGCCGACGTAGGCTGCCGCGCCGTCCGACAGCCGCACCCACAACGGGCCGCCGACCACACCGGCTGCGGCGGACGAGTCGAGCGTTCCGTCTACGAGCTTGACGCGCTGGTAGTGGGTTCCCGCGACGTCGTCTGTCGCGATGACCGTCGCCGCCGGCGGAGTCGCGAGCGTCGCCGACTGCGTGGTGATGTTGTCAGCCACCGGCCGGCTTTTCCTTCACGTGAGCGCCGACGATCAGCCCGTGCTCGTCACGTTCGATCGTGATCTCTTTCGCGGTCGGTGTCGCCGGAACGTTCACCTTGACCGACGGCGGCGCGGCCTGCGGCACGTGAACCTGCGCACCCCTTGTCTCGACGTGGACGGGTGCCGGCTGGACGTCGTTCGACACGTGAACGTCGATCGGCGGCAGCGTGATCGTCAGATGGATTTCCGGCGGCGGCGGGGGGGCGGGCTGCTGGTTCTGTTCGGCCCGAGCTTGTATGTGGGCGAGGTGCTGCATCGCCGGGTCGGTGTGCCAGTCGAAACTCATGGCGGGCCTCCCGGCGGCAGAGCAGCGGGTCCACCCGGCGGTTCGGGCGGAGGCACGGGCGGCGCCTGCGGCAGGCTGTCGGCGACGAGCGCCGCCATGTGCATGTGGTCCTGAATGTGCTGCTCGATGCCGTCCACGAGGTCGACGCGTCCCTGCAACCTCGCCTGGATCTGCGCGCCGCGGTGGCCGGGAATGTGGGTGGCGGGAATGTCGGAGTAGTCGACCTTCTGCGGGACGCCCTGCAACAGCATGTGGTTCTCCATCGCCACCAGTTCGGCTTGCGCATCCGTCGGCGCCTCCGGCAGCGGCAACGCCTGTCCCGCGTCGAGCGACTCGAGCAGCCACTTCACCGGAACAGGTGTGCGCGCCTGCACCGAGAACTGCGCAACGTCCTCAACCTTCTTCAACTCCGCCGCCTGCGACCGTGGCTTCGGCACACCCTTCGGGGCGCGAACGATGAAGAACGCCGGAACCTTCGTCGCGTCGAACACTTCGACGTCCACGAGGTCGTTGTCGCCGGCGAGCGCGATCCGCTTCTGCGGACCCCAATACAAGCCTATGTCGTAGACGGAGTCCTCAACCAGCCGGAAGATCGAACGTTGGCGGCCCGCGAGGATGGTCGACCGTTTCGTCTGGTCGTTCTCGTTCTCGAGCGCGAGCTCACCGTACGTTTTCGACTTCAGCGCCGCCTCACCGATGCGGATGCCGTGAATGCCGGTCGCGTGCGCGAGGTCCTCCCGCATCGCTTCGACGTCGGCCTGCATCCACGTACCCGGCCCGATCCCCGGATGCGGGACCGGCTGCCGCTCCTGCGCCCCGAGCTCCGCGAAACCCATCGGTTTGCCGTTCGCGTCGTTGATGACGTTCGAGTCCTTCTCCACGAACCAGAACGGCATCCCACGGTCAACGATCTCGCCGGACTGTGTGCGGCGGCGGTTGATGCCGCGCTGAATGTCTTTCATCACGTCCATCAGCCCGCGCGACCAGAACCGGCCGGAGACTCTCCACCAGTGGAAGTAGACGATCCCAGACCGCCACTCGCCGTTCGGACCCTGATACGGAAGCCGCTGGTCGACCTTCAAGAGCTTCATCTGGTTCGAGCCGAGCGTGATGACCTGGCCCTGCGGGTTCTGCTTCGACGGCCGCACGTAGTACGTGAACAACCAGATGTAGCCGTGCAGCCGGCCGGCGCCGCTGTTCCCCGGAGACGTACTCGACCAGTCGCCGCCGCCGACGGACTCCTCGCCGAGCAGCGAGCCAATGTCGCCGTCCTCCGTCAAGTCAGCCGCCGGCTCGCCGTACTCCGCCTTCACGTCGGAGAGCAGGACAGGGCGGACCCAACACTCCCACGGGAAATACCTCTCGTGCGGCACACCCGGCGGCACCAGAAAGTTGAACGCCGACCCGGGCTCCCAACAAATCTTGCCTTGCTGGATCTGCTTCATCTGCACGTCGGGGTTCGGCCCGTTCCCGAGCAGCTTCGTTTGCTGTTCCGGGTCCAACACCGGCTGGCCGTTCACGTGCGGGTACTCGCCCATCGACGGGCCAGTGTCCGGGTCGAACCGGCAACGGATCGCCGACGTGCCCAGGTCGATGCACAACCGGTCGGCTTCCTCGAGCGCCTGGTCGCCGTCCCACTCGTGGTCCCACCCGAACCGCAACGCCCGGTTGATCTGCTTCGTGTAGTCCTCGGAAGGGACGTCCTGCTTCGCGAGCAGCAACTCCGGCCGGTCGTCGTCGCCGCCTATCTCGCCGAGCGCCGTCTGCCGGTACTCGGTGATGACGTCGGCGGTGTAGAGCTCCTTGTCCTGGTATTCGTCCGGCAGTTGCAGCGCACGGTTGTACCGGTTGATCTCCAACCAGTGTTGGCCGGCGGCCATCGCGAGGTTCTGCTTCCACGTCGGCTCGAACCGTTTCCGGTAGGAGCGCGCCCGCGAAATGTCGAGCTTCGCTTTCGCCGCGAGCTGCTGGTCCGACAGGATCGAACCGGTGGCGGTGTCCTCGAGGTAGACCGACGACATTTACGCGAGCTCCTGGTCCCATTCGTGTTCGGGGAGTTGCTCAGGCGAACGGATCGTGTCGCGCGGCCTGGGCGGCGCCGGCGGTGTCGTTCGCGGCGGCTCCTGCCACGGTTTGCCGGACAGGTGCATGATCTGGTTCAGCATCAGGTCGCGCTCGCGTGCGTGCTGCCGGATCATCGCCCGGATGATGTTCGCGAACACCAATGCGACGGTGACGGTCGCGGCGGCCGCGACGGCGGCGGCGATCACTTGTGGCCCTTGACGCCCGACAGCGCGTGCGTGATCGCGGTGTAGTGCGTCGAGCCGCGCGCGTGCGGAATCTTCTTCTTCCGCTTCTTCCCGACGCGTACCGGCAGCGTCGTTCCTTTCGGGGTTGCCGCCTCGAACTCGTCAATGAACTTGTGCAGCTTCGGCGTCGCATAGAAGTGATTCCGCTGCGATTGCGATTTGAAGGGCACGGCTCGCTCCTCTAGGGATAGACGGCGGCTTGGCCTGCGGTGAGCATGACCGTTGCGTAGTCGGCGGGCGGAGAACCGAACGTGAGGTCCGCGTCGATGCGTCCGCCGTACTTGTCCCATCCGTGCGACGTCACCATCACCGGCGTTCCGACCGGCAGAATCTTTTGCGCGTAGTCGCGCGCGATGACACCGGCGGCGGTCGACAGTTCGGGTGAGTTGATGCCGAAGATGCGGCAGCGTGCGTACACGGTCAGGTCGAACCCGACGTCGAGTTTGGTGTAGACGGTGTCGCCGTCCACGACGCGGTCCACGACGCCGCGGTACGGGCCGAACAGCACTACGGCACCTTCGCCTTGATCGGGTTGGACGACAGGTGCGCGAGCACCTTCTTCTGGTACTCGAGCACCTTCGCGTCGTTGCGGTCGCCGCGTCCGCGGCGGACACGCCTTGACGGTTGAAGCGGTGTGTCCTGCACGTGGCTGTAGCGGACACCGAACTTCTCCCTGTACCACTCCTGCTGTTCCGGCGTCAGCTTGCTCATGGCCGCTTCTCGTTGCAGCCGCCGGTGAGACACCGCACGACGTAGCCCTTGTTGTCGTGACCCTGCGAACACGTCCAACCTGCGCGCGGCTCACGCAGCGGACGTTTGCAGCCGGAGTTCGCCGGGCCGCCGTTCACAAGCAGCATCAGACTTCCACCGGCTCATGCACGTCGACGTTCGCGAGCAGCTGCCAGCCGTGGTCACGGACAGCCTGCTCCAACTGCTCGATCCGTCCCTGCGCCCACTCCTTGAACTGCTGGTCTTGGTTCTGCTGCCACCTCGCCAACCGGAGTTTCTCGTCGGCGTCGGCGAGCTTCTCCTCGTAGCCGGCGATGATCTTGTCTTTCGCGTCGAACGTGTCGGCGGCCGCCATCAGTTCCTCGAACCGCTTGCCGCCCTTCACGATCCCGGCGGCCTTCGCCATCCCGACGAGCGCTTGCTTCGACACGTACACGCGGCCGTGGCCGCGGAGCTCGCGGCCGGTGTCGACCATCTGCCCGACGGTGTCACCGGACACGACACACGCGAACGGCTGGATCGTCGCGTGGTCGACAAGAAGGAAATCGGTCAACGTCGCTCCCTTATGCGAAGAAGGTTTTCCGCCGGCGCGGTTTGCGTCGGTCGTACTGCTCACGGAGCCACTCGGACCGTGTCTGCTGCTCCGTCTTGTCGTGCTGGATGCCGCCGACGTAAGGCTCCGACGACGGCGACGGCCGGGTCATCGCGGCGTACCTGCACATCGCGGCGGCGTGGCCGTGCTGCGACTCCCATGCCGGGTCGACCTTCTCGCCGCCGTCGGCTTTGTCGAGCGGCTGCAACGGCGCCGACTCGAGCTCCTCCACCACCTTCGCGCACCGTTCACGGTGGAAGAACATTCGGGGCGCCCCCGGCTCGCCCGCCCTTGGATGCCACGGCGGGAACCGATGGTTCGGGTCGATCTTCAACAGTTCGCGGAGACGGATCATGCCGGCGCGCGGATCGTTGTTCGCTTTCGTGATCGCGACGCCGTTGTCGTGGAACTCGTCGGAGAGCATCGCCGGGTCGCCGAACTTGTTGACGTTGCCGGTGCGATGCCACACCGACGGGTCCATCACCGCCGCCGACGTCGTGCGCCACAGCCGTCGGCGGTCCAACACGAGCGGCGCGAGTTGCGACGGCAGCTTGTCGCGTTCGTACAACAGGTCGTACGCGATCATGTTGCCTTCGTAGTCGACCGCCCACAGACACCACGGCGCACCGTTCAGCCCGTAGTCGGCCGCCTCGAAACGGTCGTGCGAGTTCTGCAACGCGAAATCGTCAACGATGTGTTCATCGAGCACTTGGTACGCGAGCCCCTCCGCGACCTTCCAATCGCCGAGCTCGAGTTGCAACCTCAGTGTCTCGCCGAGGTGCGACAGACCGGCCCGGTACGCGACGGCGTCTACGTGTTCGTTGTCGGCGAGCTTCGCCGGAATGAACACCCGCCGGCCGCGCGGCTTCCCGTCGATCGGGAACCTGCGTTTCACCCACTGGTGTCCGACGCCGCCCGGGTTCGACGCCGCCCGCATACGCAACGGCACCTTCGACAGAGGACCCTCCGACGGGCGGCGCAGCCGGGAGAACAGGTACGTGTATTGCGCTTCGGGGAACTGCGTCAACTCGTCAAAAGCGACGTACTGGAACTCGGCGGACTGGTAGCGGAGCTCATCGAGCGCGTGGTCCATGTAGGCGAACTGGATCGACGCGCCGGACGGGAACGCCCACTGTTTCAGCTGGTCGTTCCAGCGCACCCCGTTCTTCTCGAACCGCACAAGCCACTCCCGCGACCGCGCCATGATCGCGCCCGGCAGCGCCAGATCGGTGAACGTCTTGCGGAAGATGATCGCGGCGTACCCGGGAACGTCGACGTACTCCAACGCACCCATCAGCAACCAATCCGACTTGCCGCCGCCAGCAGCGCCGCCGTAGAACACCTCCGACGGCTCATTGTCCGGCAGGAACCGGTGCGCGACGAGCGCGATCGACTGTCGTTCAGTCGGTGCGTGCGGGCAGAACTTCGACAGCCGCGGCGTCAACAACTCCCGCATCTGCTCGCCGGATAAGCCCGACTTGTTCCAGTCCGGCGAGGATGCGCCCGAAGTCTGGTTCAACTTTCACCTCCACCGTCCCGCCGACCTCGAGCTCAAACCTTTGACGTGCCGCAGCCTGCGTCTCCGGCAACTCCTCCAACGACAAGTGCTGCAAAAACCACGACGAGCTCTTGTCCTTCCGGTCGAACGCACGGTCCCAACGCTCAGACCTGATCCGGTCACGCCGACGCTCACGCGCGTGCGCGTACTCCTCCGGGTAGGTGTCCTTGAACGCGTTGTGCAACGTCCCAGGTGAACGCTCGATCGCGTCAGCCGCCGCGCTCACCGTCGCCCCGCCGGCGATCAGCTTCAACGCGACTTCCACCTCGGTCGGGCGGAGCGGATAACCCTTCCCCGGCTTGCTCATCGCTCGCACCCCTTCTCAGACGATCGCGGCCGGACGCGCGGACCGGTAACGCTGATACGCGACCGTAATCAGCATCAACGTCCTGCGTTCGAGGTCATCCGTCGACCGCTCCCCGTACAGCCACTTCCGCAACTCATCCTCCGACCCGGGCCTGACCTGACGGCAGATCGCGACGAGCAGATTCGCCGTCTGCACCGGTGTCGTCTCCCACCCGCCGTCCTCATGCTCAACCCCGCAGAACAGCGCCGCGAGCTCCTGCGAATCAACCGGCAAGGCACCCACCACCCCCGAAAAACCGTGCCCCCCACGGCCGGAGAACGCACGAAACCCTAGGGGGTCAAACGTGTCCGGTCGAGCCGGCACGCACCCGAAACGGTAGCCCCACCCCCGGACGGACGAAAGACTCGCAATCACGCAACGTCCCGGTCGCCGTTCACGATCCGCCGCAGCTGCCGATCCGAAAGTCCGAGCTCGAACGCCACCCACTGAAACGCACGCCCCTCACGAACCCACCTCCGCGCCTGCGCATCACGCGCCGCCAACGCACGCGCATCCGCCGCACGACCCTTCACACGACGCAAATGCTCACGCAACAACCGCGCGTTCGCAGCAACACCCGCCGGCACACGAATCGGATCAGGCATCCGCGCATCAATAAACCGGATCGCCTCGTCATACGCCGCCTGCTGACGCTCCGACAAACCCGCGTACTCGCAGTTCAGAAGCGGCAACCCGAAATGCTCGAAGTGCCCAAGCTCCGCGATCGCTAGATCGAGCTCGTGATACGACCCCGCCGCGTCACGCGCCGCAACCGCCAACGTCAACCCATCAACATCAGCACGCTCACCCAAATCAACGCGCAACTCGAACACATGCAAGTCACGCCGCCCCTCACCGTCGCAGTAACGACAGCGGCCGTACAACGTCGCACCCTGACCACCACACGCATCACACAACACCGTCCTCCGCTCACGCGGAACCGACACCGCAGACGTCGAAACCCGCCGACCCGTATACGCATCAACAGAAAACCAACCCACACCGCCGCACCCCGCACACCCAACGTCGACGCCGAACCTATCCGTCACCGACCCCTCACCCCCACACGCCGAACACATATGCGAACCCGACGGACCCTCACCACCCGACGTCCGCAACGACCCCGACGGAAACCACAACCAATCAAACCGCGTCGCAAGAAGCAGAAGAATCCGCACACGCCGACTCACACCGGATCACCACCCACATCAGACACCCGCCCAGGATCCCCCGACGGCCGCAACGCATCCCCCACACGATCCCCCGGCCCATACAACCTCGCCGGCCGCAACCCCGAAAACGGACGCACCCACCCCAACGACGAATCAGCCCCCGACGCCGCGCCGCCGTGAGCCTCTCGCCCCGGGTCGCGCGTGGACGGCGGCGGGTAGGGTCCCCCGCGCGGTTCGTCGTCGGCGTCGACGTAGCGGCAGGCGGCGAGGTCGTTGAGGCGGCGCTCGTGCTCGCGCGTCTCGGGGGTGGCGGCGATGACGTGCTCGAGGTGTCTGACGCGGCGCTCGAGCGCTGCGTGTATGTCGCGGTGGGTGAGCGGCGCCGGATCGGTCGGCAACGTCGGCGTGGCGGTGAGGGTGCCGGCGGTCGCGAGCTCGAGGTGCGCGGTCCGCTCGAGCAGCTCGGCGGCGTGAAGCTCTAGCGTCTCGAGCCTGTCGACCAGCCCGCCCGCGCGCCGAAGCCGCCTGCGGTCGCGGGCGGCGACGAGGAGAGCTCCGGCCACGATCAGGCCGCCGAACAGCCCGCCGAGCAGGATTGCAACGATCATCACTAACTCCCTTCGGGTAGATCGGCGGCCAGCCGCTCCAAGTGGGCGGCGATCACGCCGGCGTCATCGGTGAACCCCTCAAGCAACAACCGCGCCGCGTTAACACCACTGGCAACAAACACCGGGCGGGCGAGCTCGAGAAACGCAAGCCTCGAGGCACGGCCGCGCGGGCTCGGCGCGGGGTTTGGTCGTGAACCATTTAAGGAGTTTTTCTCTGTCTCTGTCTCTGGGCTAGCGTGTTGATAGCGGAGTGCTAGCGGTTTGCTAGCGGAAAACTCGATGAATCCCGCATGGTTGAGCCGTTCGAGTTGTTTCGTGGTGATTTTCTGGGCGAGTCGTCGGGCGAGCGAGCGGGAATCCCCGAGGAGTTGTCCGTCAGTGCTGGCGTATTCGAGCCAGAGTCCTAGGAGTAGGCCGCGTTCGGCGAGGGTTAGGCGTAGGTAGTCGTCGTCGCGCATGAGGCGCGTGTATGCCTTGACCCAGACGGGGTCGCGGTCGCGGTAGTGCTGGAATCCGTCTTTGCCGTTTTTGCCGTGCCAGTGGGGTATGACGATCCAGCGCTCGGCGCCGGCGGGGCTCGAGCTCGAGGGGCTCGAGGAGCTCGCGCGTGGGCTCGAGGTGCCGGCGGCCGCGGCCGGGGTTGTCGAGTCCTGGGAGGCGGCCGCCGGCGGTGTGAGGTTAGCGGGGTTGGTGGTCATCGTGACGTGGCTTTGTTAAGCGACGTTGCGCAACATGGCGTGAACGTGTATTGTCGGACGGTCGAGTCCATCTAGTAGGAGGCTTGGTTATGTCCGATGAACAGCTGCCGCGGCGCACGAGGCGCGAGCGGCTCGAGGCGCGCGCCGAACGGCGGCGTTTGTGGGCGGAGGCGCGCGGCCGTGATGGTGAGGCGGCGCGTCAGCGTGTGCACGAGATCGCCGACCGGATTCCGTTCGGTCAGCCGATCTTGGTAGGGCATCACTCGGAGGCCGGCGCGCGGGCGGATCAGCGGCGCATCGAGAACGGGATGAGGAAGGCCGTAGAGAACTGGAATATGGCGGAGCGGCACGAGAGCAAAGCCGACGGGATCGAAGCGCAGTTGCGCGGCTCGATCTTTTCGGATGACGTCGACGCGGTGCAGCGGCTCGAGCAGAAAATCGCAGGGCTCGAGCAGCACCGCGACAGGGTGAAGGCGTTTAACAAAGCGGTTCGGGCGAAGGGTGTCGGGCCGACCGAGGCGGCGGGGTTCGCGCGCGAGATTCTGACGGAGCGCGAGCAGGAGAATCTGCGTGGTCTGTACCGGATCAACTTCGCGGGCGGCCGGTCCGGGCTCGAGTTCCCTTCGTACCATCTGACGAACGTGGGCGCCAACATCAGGCGTTTGCGTGGCCGGCTCGAGGAGATTCGCAAGGTGTCGGCGATGCAGGCGGCGGGGGATCGTGGCCGCGGCCGGGCGATGCTGTCGCGTTACCGCGGCGAGTGTCCGGAGTGCGGCGCCGCGATCGAGAAGGGCGCCGAGATTGTCTATTACCGCGTGACTCGTGAGGCGCTCCACGCGGCTTGTGTGGAGGCGTAACCGATGGCTGCTAAGACGTACAGCTGTTTCGGCGGCCGCGATTCTTTCCAGGTGGTCGCGGTTTACCCTTCGGGACACCGTTACGAGGTTCGGGCGCCGCATGACACGCTCGAGGGTGCGGTGGCCCATTGTCGCGCGTGCGAGGTCGACAGTGACCCGCGCGACACGTGGACGTATCAGGTCGACGTTTACTACACCGGGTCCGACGGTTGCCGGCATTGGCGCGGCAACGTCGGCGGGGAGGCGTGAGCGATGAAAACCACGCCCGGAACCAGTGTCCGCACACCCGACGGCGTCGGTTACGTCGTCGGGCGCCACAAGCGGCGCGGTGTCCTGTATGCGTCTGTTCGGCTCGCCAACGGCGCGGTGTACGTCTACCGCGTCGACGCGATCGAGGAGGCGTGAGCGATGGCTACGACGCTCGAGCGGCTGGTGCGTAACGCGTGGCTTGCGTGGGGCGATTACGCGCAGCACACGGTTTGTCAGGGTTGCGGCCGGTTTGTGTATTGCCGGCGTCATCGCCGCGGCCCGTGGTTGTGTCTGGACTGTTTCGATCAGAAGGAGGCGTGAGCGATGAAATCCCCGTGGGCTATCCCTAACGATCCGCGCATCACTCAACGGCTCGAGGCGTTGCGCGTCGAGTTGCGGGCGGAGCGGATCAGTTACGGCGAGCTGCTCGAGCTGCAAGGGCTGGCCGGCCACATCGACCCTGGTGACGTTGAGCTCCTCGAGGCGGCCGGCGTCCCTGAGTTTCAAGAGGAGGCGTGAGCAATGCAAATCACCAAGATCACCCATGAACCGGGGAAGGGGAGTTACGCCGTGGACATTCGTTTCGGGCCTAGCGTGGCGGCGCGCGTGTTCGGTCCTGCGACGTTGGGCGAGTGCGAGCGGTACATCCTCGAAAAGACGATCGCGGCAAAGGAGGCGTAAGCGATGACGTGGGAGAAGAATCCCGGCGGTAAGCGCTACAGCTGCACGACCGACGCGGGCCTGTTCAGGCTTGTGCGTCAGAATACGGCTGCGGGTGCTGCACGGTGGCGGGCGACGCTCGAGCGTGGCGGGACCACGCGCGTCGTCGCGAGTGTTCACTACTTGCGTGACGCGAAGGCCGCCTGCGAGCTCCGTCTTTCGGAGGAGCTCGAGGCGCACGCGGAGCTCGAGCGCTGGCACGCGACGCTGCCGCCGTCGGTCGAGTTGTGTACGGTCAACGGGACTACGTTCTACGGGTCCCCCGATTGCCTGTACGTCGGCGAGGAGGTGTGAGCGATGGCCGCGATGGATCACAACGCAGCCGATCACGATTGGGAGTCCTGCCGCGAATGCGTCGAGCAGGCCAAGCGGGACGAGATTCTCGGACCGGACGCGGAGCCGTTCGGCATCCATCAGAACGGACAGACGAGGCTCGAGGTGTCCGGTGAGCAGCGCGAGTTGCTGCCGATCGCGGATGAGCTCATCCCTACCGACGGCGGCGATCGGTCGGCGGCGGACCTTGAGCTCGAGCGCCGGCGTGCGTGAGCTCGAGCAGGTTCGGAGGGCTGCACGTTCTAAGCGGCGCGCGGATGAGGTTTTCCGCGCGTCGCTTAGGGCGGCGGTCGACGCGGGCTGTTCGTATTCGGAGCTCGCGCGGGAGCTCGGGGTGTCTAGGCAGGCGGTCCGGCAGCTCGCACAAAGGCTGCGGTCGTGAACCTCGAGAAGCGCTATCACGTGCCACGCTCGCAGGTTTGGGCGGGCTCGCGCGGCCGGCAGTCGGGGCGGACGCACCTGCATACGCTCGAGCCGTTCGCGGTAGGCCGAATCCGTAGGGAGCCGCACGCGGCGCTATGCGGCCGGCGTGGCTGGTATGAGCGGCCGGCGGAGGGTGAGCTCGAGCTCGCCGACGTGTGTCCGCGGTGCGCGACGATCGCCGCGCGCGTCACTGTTCCCGCCTAGCAGCGCCGGCGGCGGCCGCGGGTAGCTGAGTTCGGCACTCGAGACACCGGTACGGATCAGGCAGACCGTCGACGTATCCGCAGACGAGTACGTGGGCGCCGCATCCTGCGCACGTGACGAGGAGCTCGTTCACCGGGTCGTTGGAGACAAGCGGCGGGCTGGTCACGATCGGCCATCCGTGACGGTCTAGACGGGGCGGGCTGCTCACATCGGCCGGCTCTCTCGCCAGTAGGTTGCCCATTGCTCAGGTGTCAGCACGACCACGTAGCTGCCGCCGCGGCGCCGGCAGAACATCGCGGCGAACGTGGCGCCGGCGTTCGCTTGTTGCCGCTCGAGTTCGGGGAGTTTCTCGCGGATCGCTCGGTTGAGGTCGGACCAGTTGGCTACTTGGATTGCTGTGTCGGGCACGCCGTGTATGTCGCCGACGTCGTCCAGCCGGCCGGCGCCGAGTGCGCGGCGGGCGGGTACGCCGAGGTGGTCGCGGAGCCACCCTTGCACCTCGAGCTCGGCACGATCACCTTTGTCTTTCGACCGGTTCGTCAACGCAGCCCTTTGCGGCGGAGCTCGCGGCGCACCGCCCACGCGAACAGCGGTTCGGGCACGTAGATATCGCGGCCCACAAACCAGCCGACGAGACGCCACATCAGGCGATCCATCCGTCTTCGCGCATCTGGGCGAACGCCTCGGCGAACCAGCCGGCCGGGAACACGAGCGGCTCGCCGCAGCTGTGGCAGCGCGAGGCAACCTCGGCGTCGGCCGGAATGTCGGCGGTCTGCGATTCGTGCAGGTGCAGCGTGTAGCCGCAACGGCAGCGGATCGTCACGAACGGAGTTCCGTCGTGGCACTCGACCTTGAGCGGCCGCGGCGTCTTGCCCGCGTAGTTCGGGTTCACCGCCAGTGTCCATTGCCGGGCGAATGTGCCTGGGACGCGGTTAGCCACGGGCGAGCGCCTCGAGGTGGCACCGCCGGCAGCGTTTCGCGCGCGCGTACTTCTCTCCGCCGCATTCGCAGAGGTCGCGGCGGTAGCCGGCGTACCGGCCATCACGCATGTAGCCGGTGTGTGCCTTGCGGCATCGGTCGCAATGGCAGCCGTGGAGGTAGCAGCTGACGGTGCCGTGGGTCACGCGGCCGCCCGCAGTTTGGCGCGTGCTGAGTTGACGGCGTTCTCTGCCTGTTTCCAGCTGAGTCCTTCGGCGGCCGCTATCTCATGGTGGGTGGCGCCGGCGGCCGCCCGGATCAGGCAGCGGCGTTGGCGCGGCGCGAGCCGGCCGACAGCCTCGAGCGTTTGTGCGAGCTCGTCGCGGGCGATGACGGCGGCGAGGGTCAGGTCGTCGCCGGCGCCGTGGGCGGCGGTGTCGAGCGTCACGGCGTCCGTGAGGAGCCGGTGCTTGCCGCGGGTCGCGGCCCGGGTGACGTCGACCAGGTGCAGGTAGACGTTCCGGTCGAGCAGCCGGGCGAGCGCCGCCTCCTGGCGGTAGTCGTCGCGGTCGAGCCACGGCGCGAACAGGAACCTCATCGCACCAGCCAGTCGGCGATGAGGATCGACAGCGCCCCACCGACGTACCCGATGGCGAACACGATCAGCAGGGCGGTTTCGAGCCGCACACGCCCGGAATCGGCTAGATCATGCGGTTTGGGCGGGAACGCAACGCGGGTTCGATTCCCGCCGCCTCCACTTTCCGCGTAACTATGCGGGTCGGGCAGGAACACTTACTCCAACCCCTCTAGAACGTAGACGACGCGGCCGTGGATCAGGTCGCGGCCGCGGCGGTGGTAGACGAGCGGCTGCGGGATTTCAAAGGCGTCAGTCCCCATGACACCCAAGTAGCTGATGACCGGCTGCACCGGGACGTACCAGCATGGGCGGTCGTCGGGCAGATTCTCAACGCGCCCGTCCCACGGTCCGCCGATGAACTCCGCGATCACGCGTCCTCCTCGCCGCGCATCGACCGGAGCACGCGCGCGAGGTCCTCGGTGTCGAAGCCGGCGTACGCGTCCCGGGTGGTGCCTATGTCGGAGTGGCCGAGGAGTTCCTGCGCCGCCGTCAGGTTGCCGGTCTTGCGGACAATGTCGGTCGCGACGGTGTGGCGGCCGCGGTGCATCCCGAACCCCTTGTGGTCGTCGGTAACGACGCCGGCCTGCTCGAGGCACCTGTACCACCACGTATGGACGGAGCGGGGCACCAGGCCGCGCTCATGCCGCCGGTAGGTGCGCATCCCGCGGGTGTCGGTGCGGTACAGCAGGTGATGGTCGAGGATGACGTCGCGGCCGCCGAGCTCGATCTCGAGGGCGCCGAGGTCGCGCCAGAACGGTTCGTCCACGATCGGGACGATCCGGACCTTGCCGCCTTTGCCGGTGACCGTTAGCGTGCGACGCTCGAAGTCGAAGTCGCGGAACCTCACGGCGGCGAGCTCGGCACGCCGGAGCGCGTAGACCAAGATGAGCCAGCAGCCGAGCTTGTCGGCGAGGTAGTCCTGCGATGCGAGCACGCGGGAGACGAGTCCGCCGCTGAACGGCTCACGGCGCACCCCGCGGCGCTTCGGCGACGCGAGCGCGCGGGCAGGGTTGCCGATCACGCCGCGCCGCTCGCGCACCGCCCAGTCGAAGAAGTCGACCCACACCGACCGGACCTTCGCTCTCGTGCGGCCGGCGGAGTCGCCCCAGTAGTGGTCCCAACACTCCCGCAGCCGCTCCGTGCCGACGGGCGCCTCAAGGTCGGCGAGGGTCAGGTCGGAGAAGAACAGGGCAAGCCGAGCGAGGATGGACTCGTAGTCGCGGATCGTGTCCTTGGTGGCTCCCCATTCGCTGCGTTTCCAGCGTATGTAGCGTGCGACCTCGAGCCCGAGGGGAGTCGAGCGGTAGCTCTTGTCTCTCAGGGCGTCACGGAGGATACGCGCCGCGGCGCCGAGCTCCAACAGGGTGCCGGTCAAATCGGGCCGTCCGTGTAGCGCTCCGGATAGTCGATGTGCGGGTCGAAGTCAGGGCGTGGCCGCGGGGTTGGTTTGTCTTGGCAGCCGTCGCGTTCGCACCGCGGCGCGTCGCACTCGCAGTCGTTTGGGCAGTCGGGATCGCCGCAGCAGTTGTCGATGAAGCCGCCCAGGTCGGCCTTCCAGCCGAGGTCGTTCTTACTCGCGTCGGTCACCGGCTCCGCCTTCCGGCCGATAGCCACGGCCACCGCACGATGCGACGGCGGCGGAAGAACAGGCCCGGTCGCACGTAGGTCTGGTCGGCCCACCAGAACCAGTGACGGTCGCCGCCCTTCGCATACGGATCGCTGTTCTGTCCATAGTCCGTCACAGCAGACCGCACATTCGCGCCGTCTTGCGCCACGGCCAGAACCCCGACACCCGCCAATAAGCGATGCCAGCCCTCACCTGCTCCGCCGGCGTCGCGAGGTCAGCCCGGTACGCGTACTGCCGGCCGAACCGGCGCCACTCGCCCCACCCGAACTGCAACCCGCCGTAGTACCCGTTCCCCGTGTTCGCGTCCCACGCACCTTCGTGGGAGTGGATGCAGAGGAACGCTTTCCAGAGCCACGATTCCGGTTCGGCTTTGGACGGTAGGGCAGCAACCAGAGCAGCGGAACAAGCAGCGGCCACGAGTGCGCGAGCATGAGTCACGACACGCGCCTGTTCCTGACCAGAGAATCGACGTTCTCCCGAAGCGAGTCGAACGCCTCGCGCTCTCTAAGCGTCGGGTGTTGGTACTCCGGGTTGCGCCGCTCGTTCGCCTCAACGAAGTTGCGGGCGATCTGAGCGAGCGCGTTCATATCGTCCCGCGTCAGAGCCCGTTTGCTCGTGCCGTTGCCTTCCTCGTATTCAGGCAGTCCGTAACTCATGCTGTCGCCTCGTCGGCGGTCGCGCCCATCCCGGTCAGACAGTCGACCGTCGCGACCGGCATCAGGTTGTTGCACTTGAACGTGAGCGTCTGGTAGAAGCGCGACGCGAGGTTGAAGAAGTCGACGTGGAACGTCCAGTACGCGCCCGACGAGAGCGTCAGCTGCGCAGGGTCGACCATCGGGCTGTTGTCCATCGGGTTGACGAACTCGGTGCGCGTCACCAGCTGCGCGATCGGCGTGAAGCCGACGGGGCATTGGCCGTCGAACGAGTAGGTGAAGTTCGCCGGGCCGACGCCGGCGACGGTGTCGAACTGGACCTTGCCGGAGAACGACGGGTCCCACCCGTCGGAGCCCCACCCGTGCTGCTGGTTCCAACAGTCGGGGAACTCCACCACCGCTGTCACCTGTCCGGCGCCGACGCAGTTGACGGGGGAACGGGCGCCGTCGTACTGCGAGCCGCACGTCCACGACAGGTGCGGGTTGTCGGCCGGCGACGTCGCTTTCGAGTTGCCTGCGACGACAGCCATGCCGTACGGCACCGGGAGAACCGGGATGCCTTTGTGCGCGCGGAACGTCGCGAGGAACTTGTAGTTCGCGACCATCCGCGTCGTGGGTGTGTCGGTGTGGTTCGGCGCCAGCACGCCGCCGACGAGCGGGGTCGGGTTCCAGAACTCCGGCCAGTTCGAGTAGGGGATGCACGTCGACACTTGCGGCTCGTAGCCGGGGTTCGACGTCGTCCCTACCGGCAGCGTCGAGTTCGCGACGGTGTTCGCGGATACCCGGATGCGGCACCAGAAGTCGTGGAGGTGCGCCGACACCGGGACGCCGGGGCTGACGATCGGGTCGATCTGCGCCCGCATCCGGGTTGCGTCGAACTCGCTTTTGACGCTGTAGAGGTTGTATTCGTGGGTGGCGCACGCCTGCGACGCGACAGCCGCGACGAGCGCGACCACGGCGACGGCGGCGGCGATCAGTAGTTTCCTCACTGGTTCTCCATTTCGGTCAGCTGGTCGCGGAGCCGGGTGCGCCACCGGTTGAGGGTGGCGAGCGCTTCCTCACGCCGCTCCGGGGCGATGACGGGGCTCGCCGCCCCGAGCCGGTCGATGCGGCGTTCGGTGTCGGCGAGCTCGGCGAGCACGTCGTCGCGGGACGCGAGCGGCAGGATCGGGCTAGAAGGGCGCGTCACTGTCGTCCTCCACGGCGACGGTCGGCCCGGTTTGGGTGACGTCCCACACCGAGAACTCCGTGACCGACGTGAACTCATCGAGGAGCTCCCCGGGGATGCGCGAGTCCTGTTCCGCCAATGGCAGCTTGAACGTCCGCTTCGTCCGGTCGGACCGCTTCACCACGTAGTTGCCGACCACGTGTTCGCCGGCCGGCACAAGTGGGTCGAGCTCCTGCTGAATCTGTTTCTGCTCCTTCTCGAACGTCTTGTCCGACCGGGCGAGCTCACGCCGCTTGTCCTTCACGTGCGCCAGCTGAACCGCCAGCTGCAACGCTTCGCCGTTGTCGATTTCCGGCAGCGGCTCCGGCTCCCACCCCTCGAAGCAATGCGCGGCGTACAGGCAGAAGTGCCCCCACGCGTCACCCGGTTTGCGGCAGACACGGCCGGGCAGCTGCCCGGTTTCGCCCCACCCCTTGACGATGTTGACGCGCTCCCGCACCTCGCCGGCGAGGTCGTCCCAGAGTTTCGATGAGCGCGCGACGATCACGCGTTCGTCCTCCAATGTGGCGGGGTCCACGATCGCCAACGCGATGTTGTCGGCGTCCAGGCCGAGCGCGTACCCGCACGCTTGCACCAGCTTCGAGTGGATCATTTCGGCGGATGCGTGCTGCGACGACAGCACCTCGAGCACCGTGTCGGTTTCGCGGAGGTAGGCGTCGACGTGGCCGACGCCGAGCTCCCACCTGACTTGGACCTCGGCGAGTATGTCGGCGGTGTCCTCGTCGGCGGCCCGGAGGTGCGGGTACGGCAGCGTGAAGTCAGGGCCGGAGCAGACGTGGATGGTGCGGCCGGTGTCGCCGGCGGCGATCGCGATGAGGTAGTCGTGGCCGACGGAGCGGCCGCGGGCGAGTTGGCGGTCCTCTTTGATGGTGCGTTCGCGTGCCGGCGCCTTGGTTGCTTCGTACACGGCTTTGCGTGGACAGTCGCGGACGGATGACCAGCGGAGGGAAGGGATGGAGGAGACGGTCATGCCGCCGCCCGCTTTTCGGCCCACACGCGGCGCATCGCGCACGGCTGGCACTCCGGCGGCTTGTCGGGGTTGCGGCGGTTGATCCCGTCGACCAGGGTTCCGCACCCGTGTGAGCAGGGGACCCGTGACGCTTCGCGCCGTCTGCGTTTCGCCGCCGTCGCAGCACGGCGGCACTCGCCGCAGCGGCACCTGCCGGAGCGGTAGCGACTCTCGGTGCCGTGCGGCGCTTCGACGTCGGCCAGGTAGCAGGCGACGCACTTCTCCGACCTGACGTCTTTCTTGTTGCCGCACGCGCAGAGGTCGCGCGCGTAGCCGGCGTACCCATGCGCCTTGTTGTATTCGCGCGCCGCGACCCGGCAGGCGTCGCAGCGGCAGCGAAGGTTGCCGTAACCGTTCCTAGTGCCGTGCCGCGGGTCGTCGGGAGCGAGGGTCATGCCTGCTCCTCCAACCGGAGCCGTGCGACGAGCCGGGCGAACTCGGCCCGCACCGCCGCGGCGTACCGGGGCGACAGCGGACTCACTTCCTGCGCGACACGGCCGCGCGCGATCCGGTACAGCTGATGCCGCAGATGATGTTGGGTGGTCGGCTCCGTCACGACCGTCACGACCGCCGCCCTCCTCTCGGACCGCTAGGGATCGGGAACGCCGTCTGCTGCTCACCTTCGGCCGGCTCGTCGGGGAGCGGTTCGTCCTCGGCCGACTCCGACCACTCGTCGTCGTAGTCGGGCTCCTCGATCACCTCGCCGTCGACGGAGTCATCGGGACCCCCGCCGGACGGGTGGACAGGAGCCCCGATGGATGCGTCGATGTTCGCTTCATCGACTGTCTGAGTGGACTCGGCAGGGAACTCGGCTTCGTCGTCGGCCGCCTCGAGGATCGCCTTCTGCCGCTCGTCCAGGTCGCGAAGCGGAAGCTGCTTGAACAACCGGCGGGCTACCGTCTTGCGCGCCTGCTGGTCCCACCAGTTGACCCACGGCCCATACTCATTCGTCGCCGCGCGCGACACCGCCCGCACCTTTTCGATTTCGTTGACGTCCATGACTTCGGGCGGGCAGACCATCCGGCCGTTCGCATAGGTCGCGACGCTGTACGCGCCGATCGGTTCGCCGCGGTCCTCGCCCAACCGAGGCGGCTTGTGATGCACGTGCGGCGCCTCGCCGAGCACGTAGTCGAACTCGTCGTTCTCGTACACGACGAACGCGTTCAGCGTGATGCCGTTGTCGGCGGCGATCTTCCGGTAGCCGCCGATCATCGGCCAGTACGCGGCCGCCTTGCCCTCCTTCACGTGGCTGTCCCGTATGTCCACGATCACGGCTTCGCGTGCGTCGGGCAGCAGCCCGTCTTGCGCGCACCGGATCACGGCCGCGAACAGCGAGGAGCGGTTGACCGTGACGAGCGCGGGGTTCTGGTTGATCGCGGTGACGGTGACGCGGACGAACCGGTCGGGAAGAATGTTGCCGGGGAGCGCGTTCGCGATCTCGGCGCGGAACTGGTCGCCGCGGATCTGGGACACGAGCTCCTGTATCGGGGTGCGGGGCGCGAGTTCAGTCATGCGGCCCGACCGCCTCGATCCGCAGCGTCGTCTCGACCTTCTTGCTGACCTTGACCGGCGCCCATGACCGTGAAGGCACCGCAACGAACGTGTCCGTGCTCGCGATCCGCGGCGGCACGAGTTGGCCGCCGTCACTCAGCGCGGCCCTGATCGCGTCGTTGCCGCTGCGTGCGTCGAACGTGCCCACGACCGTCCAGTCGTTCTCGTAGGAGCCGAGCACGACGTACGTGGTAGTGGCCTGCCTCTGCTGCGCGACCTCGCCCATCACAGCCTCCACATCGGGCGACGGCTGCGCACCTGAATGACCGGGCCGGCGGTGTCGCGGCCCTCGGCTTCCATCCGGTCGGCGATCTGTTCGACGGTCGCGGCGAGCCGGTCGCCAGCGCGGTTCGCGACGTCGTTCTCGACGGTGATCGCCTCGTCGTAGTAGCGGGAGCACGCCTCCCGTAGATCAGATGCGTGGCTCATGCTGTCGCCTCCGCCGGCATGAGCTCGAGCGCGTCGGTCAGCACCTTCACGAACGCCTCAACGTCGCCGCGGGTGCGGAACACGAAACACGGCTGGTACGGGCCGGCCATCAGCAGCAGTTGGCCGTCGTCGTGGTAGCTCGCTTCGTAGTCGTCGGTGTCGACGTGGGCGCTTGTTCCGATGTAGATACCGCTCATGCCGTCACTTCGCTGGTGAGCGGGTTGTCGCCGGTCTGCTGAAAGTACGCGACCGGAATCTGCGCCTTGCGCGCGACGCGCAGCTTCACGCGGATCGCGACGACGTGCGAACGCACCGTCCGTTCGGAAATGCCGAGCGCCTCGGCCGTCTCGTCGTTCGAGCAGCCGCGCGCGATCTGTTGGATCACTCCACGCTGACGCGGCGTGATCGGTGTGCAACCGTGCATGGTCCCGTCCTTTCGGTACAGATGTGTGTTGCGGCGCGGCTCCGGGCGGCGTGGTAGCTCGCCGCGGGGGAGAGGAATCCGCAGAGCTCACAGTGAGCCCGGTAGCCGCGCACGCCGAAGCCGCCTACAGGCCGCATCCCGAACGTCGGGGTGATCTTTGCGGCGGCCACCGGCCTAGAAGCCGGAGTCGAAGAAGAACGTCCCCCATGACGCGTCGCCGAACAACGCGGCGAGCGCAACAGCGAACGCGATGACGGTCAGAATGGTTGCCTTGCGCATATCAACTCCTTCCGACGCGTCCGAGCCGCAAGCAGAGCGTCAATGACAAGGTCCAGCGTGAGGTCCTCACGCGGGGCTGCCGTCCGCCAGAAACGGGCCGGCGGAAGCCGGTGAACGACCTCCTGCGTCCTCTAGGAACCAATCCGGCAGACGGCCGGTCGCGCCGGCGATCTTCCGCAGCATTGGTGCCCGAGGGCGGTGGCGGGCCTTCTCTAGCTTGATGAGGTGGGCGCGGGACACGCCTCCGCAGAGCGCGCCGAGCGCGTCATGCGAGAGGTTCGCGTCTTGCCTCGCCTCTTTGATCCTGGCCGCGATCAGGTGTCCGGGCGCGAGGCGGATTCGCTCTTGGAGTTCCTCGTCCGCCTTCTGCAACGTTGCCATAGGTTGCGAGTATATGCAACCTGGCGCAACGTGTCAAGCATCCGCAACTTGTGAACCAGCAAGGCGCGTGGCTACGCTACGTCGCGAATGACCGCAGGGTGGGATGCGTCAGGGCGACTTTCGGCGCTATGGGGGCGCGTCGGCGGCCGCGACCGGCTCGCCGAACTGACCGGCATCCGGCCGGAGACACTGAGCTCCTACAACTCCGGCGGCCGGCCGCTCGGCTACGCCAACGCCGAGAAGATCGCCGCCGCGCTCGACGTCAGCCTTGTGGAGCTCGGAGCGCCCGTGACGGAGGCGAACGGTCACGCCGTGCCGCTTCTCGATCTGCTGGCACGAGTGTCAGGTGCGGGCGAGAAAACCCGGGAAGCTCTCGAGCGGTTGACGCAACGGGTGGAAGCCCTAGAACGCGCCGGTGAGTCGCGTCGGCGCGGGCGCAGTTCTCGTTGATGTAGCCGACCAGCTGCTCGTTCGTTGCCACGTGCAGAACACGAGGCTCCGGCATCGTGCGGTCCCTCCCGACGATAGGTGGTGACGCCTGCCGCGCACCGGCGAGTATCCCACGGCGCCTATGCGTAGGCAAGCCGAAAGCGCCCCGCCCACCCATGACGGGCAGACGGGGCGCAGACCCACGTTTCGGTTGCGGCGCAGAACGGTTAGGGCGACGGCGGCTCCGGCGGCGGCGTCAGCGTGCCCCACGACGCCGAGATTTTCGCGATGCCGCGCGAGATCGCATAGGCGGACGACGACACCGCGGCGCCGATCGCCGCATACCTGGGCGGCAGAGAAGTGGACGCGGCCGCGACGAGCAGACCGACCGCGGTGAGCGCCGACACCCAGAACTCGGTTGTCTTGTATCCCGGTTTCACGGTGCCCCTTTCGTTAGACGTCGACGCCGCGAAGGATTTGCAGCGCCATGTACCGGATCGGCGCGATCTCGCTGACGAGGTTCGCCGGGCACGCCGTCGCGAAAAACTTCGAGTGCGGATACGACGGCAGGATCGTCAGCCGGCGGTACTTCTCGGCGATCCACGCCATCAGCGTTGCCGACGCCACACGCTGCGCGTTCGTCATCGCCTCGGTCCCGAGGTGCTCGTGCTCGATGCCGATCTGGTTGTTCTGGCCGGGACAGTGAGCGGACACGACCATCCGCCGCTGCTGAATCTGCGACACCGTTCCCCATCGGCCCTGCAAGATGTGACCGGCCCGGGTGACGAGGAAGTTATGCCCCGAGTCCTTCCACGGCTTCGACGGGTCGGTGGCGGACGGATGGGTGTGCGACCACTGAATGTCGCGCGCGTACCGGATCGCTTCCTCGAGCGACTCGTCGGCCGGGTTCTCGATTTCGTGGTGGTGGCCGGCGGTGTGGTGGAAGATCGTCCGGATCGCCGGCCCGTTCGTCGGGGTGATCGGCGAGAGCGGCTCCTTCGCGCCCCACTCAGGGCACGTGATGATGTTGATGGCGATAGCGACCGGCAAACGAGGAGCTCCTTAGATGAGTTGCAGGACGAGGTGCGCGAACAGCAGCGCGAGGAACGGCACACCGGCGAGCAGGAACGACGCGATGACGTACCGCAGCCACGGCCGCCGCTGGTAGGCGAGGAAGATGCGGTTCGAGAGGGTGTGCGCGCCGCGGTTCTTCGCGACGAACTCGGCGTAGATTTCCCACGCGGCGAACGCCGCCGCCGCGGCAACGCCGACGGCGAGGATCGCCCAGAGAATGACGTCCACGGGGCTATGTCAGCCGAGCGAGAGCGAGTCCGGCGATCAAGATGTACGCGATCTCGAGCGTGGTGTGGCCGACGACGAGGAGAACGATCGCGAGGACGAGAACGATGATGGCGATGATGGCGCCGATGGACCATGTAGGCATAGCGACTTGCATGGTTCGGGCTCCCTGTTTAGATGGGCGGTGATGGCTGGTGGGGGCGGACAGCGATCAACACGACGGGATCGTGGTTGTCCTTCTCCCATTCCAGATACAGCACGTGTTCGACAACGAGCGGCGAGGTCGCGGCGTCGGCGGAGGCACGGCGAATGTGTTCCCCGATCCGCGGTATCCCCGCCAGCGGCAGGTTCTCGCGTTGCCCGTTCGGATGAATGATCGTTACTTCGATCACGACACCTCCGCCGCAGCTTCGACGGTTGCGGTCACTGCCTGGTGACCGTTGTGGTTGTCGTCACCGCAGCCTGCTCCGCCGCCTCCGCCGTGTGGGTGAGGCGGTCCTTCAACTCAGCTTTCATTTCGTTGATCCGATCCTCGGCCGCTTTGATCGCCGCGAGCGACTCCGACGACGGCTCCTTGCCTTGCGCGCGTTTCATGTCGACCACCTCGCGCATCAACACCAGCTGCGCCTCCGTCGAGTCCAGCGCTTCTTGTTTCGCGGCGGTCATGTTGGAGTTCACGTCGACCCGGATGACCTCGAGCTTCTCGCCGATCGCCTTGTTGTCCGCCGCCCGGATCTCGGCCTGCGCGGCAGCCTCCTTCTTCACCGCGTCGGTCGCCTTGATCGTCTCCTTCTGCGCGTCGAGGAGGCGCTGCGCGACCTCATCCTGCCGCTCCCACTCCGCCTCCTTCTCCGCGCGCCGATCGCGTTGGGTGAGGTAGTTGAGGAATAGCGGCGCCGTAACCGACGTGAACAGCGCGACGACAATGACGATCGCAACGTTCATTTCAGCAGCACCGTCAACGCGTACAGGATCGCCGTCGCCGTGATCGACAGCGAGAATCCGACCAGCGACCACCGCAGTTTGTCCATCGACTTCGACAGCTGCTTCATATCGCTTTGCAGGTAGCCGAGGTTGACCCGGTCAATGTCCACGAGCCGTCTCCAATCCTCCAACGCATCGCACCGGTTTTCGAGCCTCTCGACTCTGTACGTCAGTAGGTCAGGAACGTTTGCGATACCACCGCTTGCTTCCACCGTTGTTGCCCCCTCTTAGTTGACCCCCATGCGGACGGCGTGTTCGTTCATCTGCCGTACCTCTGTTGCAGCAGAGCGAACAGCCGGTTCATGGCGCCGGATTCTCCGGACGCGTCGGCTGCCTGACCGAGCCGACGTCCGTCGTAGCGCCCTGGGAACGTGCGGTAGTGATAGGAGTGCGCCGCATGGACAGGGTCGACGGGGTCCGTGTACGGGTTCTCGCGCACCTGCAAACCGAGTTGCTGCGCCAACCGGATGCTGGCGAGTTCGGTCTGCGGATTCGTTGACGCGAAGTGAATGTGCTCACCCGTTGAGTGCGTCGGACCGCCGATGCCTTCGTGCAGTAGTTCCGCAAGTGATCCGGGCGCGGCGACGCCGCCGACACCCGGGTTAGAAGAATCTCGCGCCGGCGCGCCCTGCCGCGCTGCGGTGGGTTCAGCGGAGGCTAGAGGCGCCGGCGCGACCGGCGGGGCGTTACGCGCTGCGAGCGCCTTGATGATAGGCGTAAACGATGACAGCCCCGGCTTGTCGAATCCCGCCGCGAGCTCGAGCAGCAACCGCCGCCGGTCGCCGCCTCCCGCCGGCGTCGGGGTCGGGCCTGGTCCCATCATCGCCGGGCCGCGCATCGGCGCCGGCGAGCTCGAGCCGTACGCGGACAGCGCGTTCGCTATCTCGCGTTGCGGGTTCGCCGGCCGCTCGAACTTCGACACGATCGCCCGCACCGCGGCGGGACCACGCAAACCCCCGGCCACCTTGCCGACCTCGCCGAGCGTGTAGTCGATCCCCTGCGGTGACCACGCCCACGCCTGCGACGCGCCAGCGCCGCGCGGGGCGAACGCCGGGTAAGC